TCCTTGCCATCATCCTCAAACAAGCTATTGACGAACTGATAGCCCATCTGAGTAAGTGTGTTGATGGCCTGATTTCGGACGGCCAGTATCTCCTTGTCCGTTTTGCCGTTCATCGGCTGAGAAATCATTGCTTTTTTCTTCATAAGATTGCCCCCATAATTCCAATAACGGGCCGCTTGCTCTGCCGTATCGAACAGAACACCGCCCATAACCCCATCTTCACCACAAGTGCAAAGAACGCACTCACCCCAGCCTTTATGATGCAGGCCATAGGACAAACCGCTCCACGGATCGCTTTCGTACTCGCATCCGGGAACGCCTTTATAGTTGCCCTCGTTGTCATGCACACCAACAAATACGGCGGGCTTATGACAGAACGGGCAATCCTTCAATTCTACGCTCATTCCTGTACCACCTTTCCATCGCCATCCCGGTAAAACGTCTTGATCTGCTGATTCTTGGAATCCATGATCTTGAACACATTTACCCCGTCATTGTTTTCGGCAATGTACCGCTGCACATAGGCCGTTGCTTCATCCAGACTGGGCAGACCAGTAACAAAGCTAACGCGGCTCTGATACTCGCGCAAAACCGGGTCACAGCGTTCTTTCCACAACTCCACTGTGTACTCGCCGGAGATGGTGATACCGGGCAGGAACACAATGAACACGTCCAGCGGGTACTTTTCAAAGGTTTCCAGAATGATCTTATACACCTCATCCCAGTTACCGCCAGCGATACCGCAGCCCATAAAGCCGGGCATCGCCACCGTGTAGCCGTGCTGCTTTGCAAACTTCTTGACCTCATGCAGGCAACGGCGCAGCTTGCGATAGTCGGTCAGGCTATCGAACTTGTCCGGCTCTGCCATCTGGGAGAACAGGTTCGCCACAAACGGCTTGCCGTGATGGGTCAGCATCTGAACGCTGCCCAGCAGACTGCCGCGCATCTCACGGCACAGGGAGCAATATTCATGCCTGTCCTGCTGATCCAGCAGCTGGTTCCAGATAGCAGCGGCCACGCCGCCGCCCATCATGCCGAAAAAGTTAGTCTGGTGACAGATGATGTCTGCCCCGCAGTTGAGCAGATCGCCCTTGATGATTTTTACAGCCATAGGTAAAACCCCTTTCAAAATAAGCCCGCAAAAGCGGATACCTTTGCGGGCTGTATACTTATTTCAGCCAGTCGTTTTCAAGCGTACAGAAGCCGAACACAGCCGCCACTGTGAGGATGATCCAGACTATCCAGAATATGACCACCCAGCCATCTGCGCCGGACATCAGGAGTTCCCGCGTCTGGTCAATATCAGTGCCATCGTGGAACGCGGCATCCTGAATTGTGTGCCCGGTGAGCGTGGCATACATCGTGCCCGTGTACTCCACAGGCCGGATATAGTATTCAAATCGGACGCTGCTACCCCTGTATTTTGTGGTCAAATACTCGCTACTGGGCATATCTATTTGCCCGTAGTCAAAATCCTTGCCCAGAAAATGCACGGTCTGAGAATGCCATGTGTCGGAACCAGCATAATCCCATGAATAATAGATTTCCGTGGTAGTATAGGTGTGGCCCTTGCCATCGGTATGCACTACCGTGCGGGTGTGCATATTGTAGTGCTGTTCCTCGCAGTAAATGTACATATACGGCCCGCCGATCCGATCCTCTGATACCGTGTCCACGGCGGACAGTGTACCGTAACAGAATGCCCGTCCAACGTCCGTCCGCAGCCCGTAGGCAAACCGATCCTCAGAAGAAATATCAATGGCGGTGGTATACTCCTGCTTGCGCTCCATTGCCGCCTGCTTGATGCTGCCAGAAATGACAGTGCCCAGAATCAGCATCGCCAGCACAATAACAGCACTTGCCAGAATCTCCCGGAACGTGATCTCGATTCCGTTAATCTCCAAAGAGGTTTCCGACAGACGGAGCATCCTCCGATACGTTGAATGATAAGAGCGCATAGCTTTGTACCTCATACCCGGTCAGGCTCAAAAACGTGCTGTTGGGAAAACGGCGGACGTACTGCCGATAACTCTTGACAGTGCGGTTGTAGTCGGAACGGTAATTTGCAATCAGGTTTTCAGTGACCGCCAGCTCATTCATCAGCTCCCGGTAGTTGTCAGCGGATTGCAGTTCCGGGTAAGCCTCTGCCACAGCCGCAATCTGGGTGGTGATCTCAGACACGGCAGCATCGGAACTGCTACCCCGCGCCGCGATAACGGCCATAAGGGTATCGTATTCGTGTTTGTCGTATGCCTTGACCGTTTCAACCAGATTCGGGATGAGGTCTGAGCGGCGTTTCTCCTGTACCTGAATATCAGACTGGGCAGCGGCCACCTGTTCCTCGTAGGAAATGGCAGTATTCTTCGCGCCCTGTACAATGAACAGACCCGCACCAAAGGTCAGAACCGCGATCAGGGCCACGGTGACGATCACTTTCCAAAATGTATCTCTCATGTGCTGATCCTCCGCTCAATCGTCCTGTGTAGGCGATTCCACGAACTGCGCCTGTCGGCGCAATTTGAGATTCCGGGGATTGAAGATGCAAGCCGGGGCCACGCCGCCAAAGCCGTTGTTCGCACCGGTGCTGTTCAGAGAACCGTCAGAGTAGACAGTGCGCACATTGTACGCGTTGCCAGTGTACGTTGTAGTCCACGGGGTACACGTCCAAATCCAGCGGCGGTACTTGGGGATCACATCGCGGTATTTGCGATACTCGTCACAGGTCAGCAGGAAAACCATTTCCTCCATCGTGCCGTACAGCTTATCGCCGTTATCGGCCACCAGATCGACAATGTGCGGCAGCAGATTATCCACGCCGATCTTGTGCATCAGCCCGCAAACTTTCTCGCGGATAGTGGACTTGCGCCAGTCGTTGCAGCCCTCGAAATACTCCTGACTGAACGGCGCATCCTCAGCCCAGAGGTCAGCGGTGATGGCGAGAACGCCGCCCTCCTTGTCCGGGTCGAGGACTACCCACTCCAGCCCCTTAAAGTTGAAGTGGTCGCCCGCGTGAAGATTCTGAATGTTTTCGTAATCCATGGTAAAACCTCCAAATGTTATTATTTCTGCATGAGCTTGTCCAGCAGCTCATGGAGCAGCTTAGAATAGGTAGCGGATTCGGCAGTGATGGCCGCGATTTCCTTTTTCAAGCTTTCCATCTGATCCTGCGCGTCTTTCAGAAAGTCCTTAGCCAGATCACGGTCAGCGTTCGCAAATTCAATCTTTTCCGCATATTCATCGCTTTCCTGCTTGTACTGCTCTGCCTGCGCCTTGGTTTCGGCCAGTTCCTTTTCCAGAGCGTTGATGCGGGTCTTATCGTTGTTTTCCACCTTATCCACGGGTTTTTCCACGACAGGAGCCGGGGCATCCGGGATAGCGGGAACATCTGCCGCAGCCGTGCCCAGATTGTAGATGGACACCATAGTGCGGCGAACCTTAATCATATCTTCCGGCGGCAGCGTACCAATCAGGCCCATCAGGTTTGCGTTCTGGGCAAAGCCCATCTTGGACGGGTCAACGTACATCATGCGATTGTTCACCCGGATATTCTGGCTGTTGATGAGCCGGGGCTGATCGTAGACGCGGGTAGTGCTGACGGTATCATCCTGAGATGCAGCCAGCACCAGCACGGTGAAAGTGTTGCCGTTGGTCGAGGTGGTTTCGTACACCTGACCGGGGAGAGGATTCTTTACAGATGAAATAAGCATGGTAGACTTCCTTTCTATATTTTGAATGGCTTTGTAAGCCGTCCAATCGGTGTAATACTCACTGTTCTTGTACGGCGGCATCATTCCAGAAACACCTTATCCAGCCAGCGGGTAGCATCGTTCAGCAGCTGATCCAGCGGATAGGTGCGCTGAAACGGACTATAATAGTACAGTGCGCACAGCGACAGAAACAGCAGAACCAGAAACAGCATCGTGTCCGGGAATTGTGCCAGACACCGAGCATGGTATTCCGGCATCCACAAGCACATGAGGCGGTAGAACAGCATGGGTCATCTTCCTTTCAGCTAAATTATTTTGACTACGCTGCCATTATAGCTAAATCAATTTGACTTGTCAACAGTTTCAGTCAAATTATTTTGACTTTTTTCTTTCACGCCGCCTTTTGTAACCTCGCGCCCGCGCGCGTATAGACATATCAAATTAGGCGTATTAGGTAGATCACATATCGCCTAAAAC